CGCCGTTCCGCTCGCGCCCGCATCAAAATCAGTAGCGCCGACCGACGAGAACCCCGCAATAGCGCTCCCAGAACCGGCGACAACGGCCTTACTGGCGACAACGGTTCCGGCCGTGGCGCCGTCGAGGACATCAGCCTCGGCGAGGGTCACAGCGGCAGTAGACTGGACGACATACGAAGCCGCAGCGCCAGGATCGGCGATGTTAACGGTTGTCGCCTGTCCCATGGCGTTGGCGTTCACGGTGACAGCGGTGTTTCCTGTCTGATCCGTGCAAGAGATGGTGAGCTTTCCCTTGCTCGCCGTGGAAGGGAACACATCAACAGAACCTGCCGTTCCGCTCGCCCCAGCGTCGAAGTCAGTAGCGCCGACAGACGAGAACCCCGCAATAGCGCTCCCAGAACCGGCGACGACGGCCTTACTGGCGACGACGGTTCCGGCCGTGGCGCCGTCAAGGACGTCAGCCTCGGCGAGGGTCACCGCAGCAGTAGACTGCACCACATAGGAAGCAGCAGCGCCAGGATCAGCGATGTTGACAGTCGTCGCCTGCCCCATGGCGTTGGCGTTTACGGTGACAGTAGTGTTGCCTGTCTGATCCGTGCAAGAGATGGTGAGCTTGCCCTTGCTCGCCGTGGAAGGGAACACATCAACAGAACCCGCCGTTCCTGATGCGCCGCAATCTAGATTCTGGCAATCCAAGTTGCGGAAATCCCCAACATCCTTGTTGGAATCCACAACCACAGCCTTCGAAGCAGTGACAGTTCCGGCGGTCACGCCGTCGAGATACTCAAGTTCGGTATCTGACAAGTCAGAGCAACCAGCGCAACCAAAGATAGTGCTGGACAGCCGAGAAACGAGCGCGCCTTCACCGGCGGGGATGATAACAGCGACATTCGCGCTCTCGTCGTTGATCGTGCAACCGCTCGGAGGATATAGAGACAGATTGCTGGAGCCTGCGTTATAGACGCGCAGTTCAGAACCTTCAGGGAGAGAAGCGGGGATGACGGCGCCCGTGCTTGCTGCGACAGTAGAGAACACGGTAGCGCCAGCCGCCAAGGCGTAAGCGTCGGATTGGCTTGACCCCGTTGCAGTCACGCCAGTTTCAATGCTCCCGACGATTGATTTGGCGTGCTCAACCTCGAAGCCAACGCCCGCCATTTCAGCGATATTGCCCATTCTATTGCCTTTCAGTCATATTCACCGATGGCGTTGTCAGCCATCACACTGTTGCGTCAGCGAGCCACGGCGCCGCTGCTTGAACATCAACATCACGCGGATTCCACTTGCCATGGAAATGGATCAACCTTGCCCCCTCCGGCCTCTTGATATGTTCAGGAAGCGTATCATTGACGCCTGCGAGGTGAACCCTGAACGACAAGACGCCGTCACGTTTCCCCCACGTAGGCTGGTTTGGCAACGCGTAGCTTATCCACGCTTGGTCAAAACCGTTATATTGCCCGGAATTGCGCAACTGTAACGCCTTATCTCTACTAAACTGACTCCACACATGAGGATAAGCGCAAGCGTCAAGCTGGAACATAGCCGTGCAATACTGGTATGGTCTTATCGGGTCGCAGATGCACTTAAACGGACCATTAAGTTTCCCATCGGTGGCGAACAGATCGTCAACATTGTCAAGCAATATCGTGTCCAAGTCCATAGATACAAAATTAGGACCAATAAGTTCTAACGTTTCATGTGAAAACAGTTTTATGCGATGCCAATCCATCCCGCGTTCGAAACCGTCAGTCCACATAGGGACAACCTTAACGCCGCCGTCTATCCCTTCAGGATCATCAGTGACGCAAACAATTTCGTGAGGTATGTTGACATATTTGTCTATTTGTCTCGCTAAGCGGTTCACGTCGTCTGCATAATATGGAATGTGCCCCTTCCATTTCATCAGAACGAACGGCAACTTCTCAACGCGCCTCGTCCTCGCCGCCGCTATAGGGATATCTTCCATCTGTTCGATCCCAATATCTCTCTTCTCTGCGGCCTTTAAGACGGTTGGCAACAAGTTGTCTCCAGAAACGTTGACGCTTACGCCATGCTTCCTTAGCGCCCTCACGACGTTAGGAAACTCCATCGTGTCATGAGCGCTTGTGTTCGGACCGACGAAATGCTGTCCCTGGAAGAACCAATCACGGTCCTCATAACGATCGTTCTGGGGTTGTCTGAAGGCGTATCTCTCACCTGAGCGGGTGGGGCCGTCGAACCCGAATAAGTCCATGCGCCTGTAACCAAGCGCCATCAATGCGAACAAACAAGACTGGCCGACATTGCACGCCCCGCCAAAGATGACGGCTCCCGGCGCCTCCTCACGAATGGCTTCAGCAGCGCCATCGTATGAAGAGTTGCCAACCTGCCACAAGGTAACGTCATGCCACCTGAGCCGCGAGAATATCTGCGGATCACATTGCGACGCGATGAAGAACCTGGTTGAAAGCTCCGCACAATCAAGGAACGCAAGGTTTATGTCGGGTTGAGCGTCAACCATGAAGAAGTAATTCGCGATTACCCCATTACTGTGAAGAAATTTATACGCGCCGTTCACAGCCGCCACGCTATACCCTTTGCTGAGCCTATTCCTTATAAGGTCGATGTCAGAAGGAAGGGACGGCCCCGAACCGCAAACGCACACTTTCTTAAAGTCCAATGATGGAAGGTTGCGCCCAGCGTTCGCGCGGATGTTAGAAACCACTGTGTCAGCAGTCACATTCTGTCTGTGCACAAACAATGCTGGCTTTATTTCCATCATATCAATCCTTATGTGCGCGGGCTTCCCACCCGCTTGACGGTTCCATGCCGCTCATGTTGTGCGTGTTTGTCCTCAGAGAAGACTATTCATCGATGTGCGGCCAAGACGCGATGACTTCAGAAGCCCCGCCTCCGGATGTCACCGAAACGCACGTGACGCCGACAACCTTGACTGGGGCGCCGGTCGAACTGTCAGACGAAAGATAGCCAGCGGTCGCCGTCGTATAGAGCGGGGAATCCGCTGAACTATTGTCGGCGATAAGCGCATTGAAGTTGGTGCCATTGCGGCACAACCAACCATACTGACTAGTTCCGCAACCAGCCTCCGGCCATCCAATCGCATGCATGGCCGCCGCTGTCGTGGTGGTAAGCTCGATAGCGGTGAAGTCCTCGTCAATGCCACAAGCAGCGTCAGCCGCAAGAGAGCCGCTCGACAAGACATAGACGAAGCTCCGCCCGTCCTGCCCATCAGCGATTGTGCCGAGCTTGAACTGCGCTGAGCTTTCCCAGTTTTCTACGTCAGCCCCTGCTGGCCTGTATACTTCAACAGACATGGTTTGTTCCTCCCGTTGCCTTACGCGTGCATGACGCCCTGAAGCGAAGCGTTGCTCATTGTCATATTCCCCATCCAGCAGATTGGAATGATGGTCGCCATCTGATTGCTGGGATGACGTGGCTTCTCAGCCTTCATGTTGATCATGCTGTGGGCGCGCAATTTGATATGCTTCAGGTTGAGGAAATACCCGCGCGTGTCGCTGCAATTCGGGTCATAGATAACTCTGGTCTTCGACTTAAAACGAAGGACAGGAAAGCCGATATCAGCGTCTTCCGAGTTGGTGAACATCTGCTGCGCCTGGACCCCGGTCTCGAAGTACCCCATATAGGTGTCTCCGAAGATGATCAATCCAGGGATGTCAGAATTGCGCTGGCAACGGCGATATAGCGCGTTCATAGCGCCGCGCATGGTTCCAGCGGACGGAGTCACGGCCTCGGTGGAGAAGTCGTAAATCTGGTTGCGCCAAAACGCGTTTGACGCCGTGGCGCGGTTGATATTGCCCACGGTGCCGGTCGTCGGAGCGTCAGCGACAAGATGCTGCAACCCTCCGATAGACTTTCCGTCGTTCTCAGTGTTGCTGTAGAACAGAGCCGCGCCAAGATTGTTGGTGATCGTGTCTTCTGTGCTCTGCGTCTTGCCCTCGATAAGATCGAACTGCTGTTCCTCAGAGCCTGAATTGATGGCTATCTGACGCTGTGAGAAAATAACGTTGGCGTTGGCTTCCTTCCATTCAAACTCGGCCGCGGTGAAGTCGTCTGTCGGCTGGACGGACAGATACTCGAAGCCGTTGAACCATTTGAATGAAGCATTGTCAGCATAACGGAGATTCTCAAGGATTTTGGTTCCGCCGCCGACTTCGTTCGACTTCAGGTTGCCCTCACGTTTCAGAAACATGAGAAGAGGAATGTTGTTGGTTACGTTGTCAGCCAACTCGCTCGAATAGCGTGCAATCGTGATCGCAGCAAGCTGGTCGAAATTCGAATTAGGTGCGGTCATAGCCGCGTTCTCCTATTGCTGGTTTCGACGTTTACGCCCCGATGTCCTTCTTGGCCTGCTCAAAGGCTCCTCGCATCCCTTTACGGCGAGGAGCCGGAGCCGAAGCAGAGGTTCTCGGCTTGGCGGTTGCAGATCTGGAGACGCGTCCATTGTATCTCTCTTGCTCCAAAGCCTCGGCCTTCTTTGAAGCCTCAGCGGAAACAATCTCATTCCTCAATGACGGATCGGCGAGAACTGCATAGTTGTATGCTTCTTCGAGACGTTGGCGCGGCTCTAATTGAGCAAGGCGCCTCGCGTTCGCTTCGAGATACGCAATGATGTGGTCGGCGACGCGTTCAACATGAGGATATCTGGACTCTCCGGACTCGTCCGTATCCTGCATGAATGAAGCAAACGCCTCTTCTAAGCTTCTGTTGCGCTCATTGAGCTTTGCGCTCATGCGCTCGTTTCGTTCGGCCTCTAGCTGGGCTATCTTCTCCTGAAGCGGTCTCAGAAAAGGCTCGATATGAGCAGGATTGAACTGCTGGCTTGGGGTGGAGAGCCTCCCCGCAAGTTCTCCTGGATCGACCTTTGATCGCCTCATAAAGTCAGCGATGAAGCCAACAGGATCAGCCTCGGACTGCTGCTGAAGAGCGAAAAGGCGGCTGATGACCTGAGGCGCGCTCACACCGCGCTCTTGCATCCTCTGCCGCATCCCTTCAGGCACCGCTGAATTGATGGCTTCAAGCTGTTTCCTGGTCGATGCAAATTCCTCGAACTTCTGATTGTATCCCCTCTCCCAACCCTTATGCTGATCGATCATCAGCTTTTGGCCTTCAGGAGATAGCTTAGAGAATGTGTCTTTCCATTCTCCCGGCCACCGTTCAGGAACCTTGATCGCTTGCTCTTGCGGCTCTCGCGGATCTTCCGCCCCCCGGTCCGCTGACTTCGCCTTAGGAACGCTGGATGGTTTCCTGTCGTCCCTGCCGCCCCTGTCGCCGATAGCCTTATCTTCTGGGCCAGCGGTCTTTCCCGGCTTGTCCGTTTTCTCAACTTCAGCCTTAGCCGCCTCATACGCGGCCTTGATCCCGGTTTTAGGCTCGGAAGAGTTGCCGGCTGCTTCCTGCCCGCCGCTGAAAGAGGCGTCTGCTTCGACAGCACGCCCCGCGTTGGCGAGTTCATCGGTCATTGGATGTCCCTTGCTCTGGTTTATATTTCGCCTAGGTTCCCGGAACCGCGCGGCGTCTTCCACGAAAATTCTGCGGAGTTGCGCAAGTCAGGGTTGTGCCGCATATATTCTTTCGTCTTATCGCGAAGCTGTTCGCCTCGAACGTCGCCTGTCTGAATCACGCCATGCCTTTTATTGTGCTCGCGTAGCTGAGACCGGCTTGTAATCTTCGTGTCGTCTATCACAGAGATGAAGTTGTCTTCTCCGTAAATCCGGTCTAGGTCAGGGAGAACATAGGCGGCCCCATCTCTCTCGATCCCGGAACATTCTTGGACAGGGATCACCCCCCGCTCTTCGTCATAACGGAATCGCCCACGCCCCATACTGGCCGCATCAAGCCATGGAAGATCGAGGCCAGAAAGAGATATAGCCATTCGTCAAACTCCATTCGGACGCTGCGTTGGCCCTAAAAGCACGGCCTCGCGCGCCGTGGCGCGGGTGGCGCGCTCAAAATTAAGTTGCTCAACCTTGTTGACGTTATCTATCTGCTGGCCCTCACGCTTCAACGCGTTCGCTTCCGCCTGCTGCTGCAACTTCATATTATCACTGGCAAGCTTCTGTTGCGCCTGCATCCTCCCGATCTGAACGTCAGCCCCGGCGTTCTGCGCCTCGACCTGCGCCCGCTGAAGTTGAACTTGCTCTTTCTGGAGCTTTATCTGTTCACCCTGCACTCTGAGCTGGGCGGCCATCATATCGGTTTGCGCTTTCACCGCTTCAGGGTTCTGCTGGTTCTGCCCCCCGAGTTGGACGGCTTGTTGGATAGCGGCGTCAATCGCCTGTTCAAAGTCCTGCTCTATCGCCCGCCCTACCTTGAAGGAAGCGACCACGAACATCATCATTGTCTTGAAGATCTGCCCGTTCGCTGGGTTCCCAGAAATCATAGGACCGAATGTCGTCATCAGGTTCGTCAACAAGCCTAAAAACTCGATGCGAGCCTTCTTGTCTGCGTCCTCGTCCTTAAAACTGGTTTGATCCGTCTCCATCTCGACCATATAACAACGGCGGCGATCTGTCCGTAGAACGGACTCTATCCTCTCCCATGTGAAAGGCGCAGCGGCGATCTCTTGGAGTTCTTCTACCTGGAACTGATCGAACGGCGGGAGCTGTTGTCCTGTCTCAGCCGCCTGTTGGGCGATGCGCTTCATGTTCTGAAGATCAGCGGCGGCCTTCTGCTTCTCAGCCATGGTAGGGAGCTTTACCCCGCTCATCTCTTGCAATTGTTCACGTGAAAACCATTCTGCGATCAGCTCTCCCTTAAGCGCATACGCATCAGCGGCGAACCTGCGGCTCTCCTTCTGCCGCGCCTGGAACCGTCCGGACCCGAACGTCATCTTCAGCTTTTGAGCGCCGAGCGTCTCGTCAGGGTCGGTCATCCCCCGCGCGAGGTCAGATATCCCCGTCAACTCATATGTAAGTTGGATAAGCTCCCGACGTTGCTTATGCAAACCATCGAGTACGGTGACAAGAGGTGTAAGATCCTCAGACTGGAAAGCGCCCTCAAGAGCGCCTTCACTCATGAACTCCTCGAAATTATCCATCGCCAAGTAAACATTATCACCAGCGATAGGGAGCGTAGAAAGTTCCTTGTACTTCTTGTTATAGACGCCGCGCCTTCTTAGAACATCCGTCAGAACGAAGATGCGCTGGCTCAGCCTGTTGATCTCTTCGGCTTGATCCTGATACCTTGAATAGTCAGTCAACGGGAGCTGCCATGCCTCATCCCCGTTCGCCAAAATAGGACGAGGACATGGGAAGAATTTCTTCAGCCGGTAAGGGTCAGGCGTGACGGCGAGCGCCTTCTTGTGCCCTTCGGCGAAATAGATCCTGCGCTTCTTCGGGAACTTCGCCCAGATCTCATGAACGCGCGCCCGCTTGAACTGATCAGCGCTCTCATCTCGCGTCCTTCTCTCCTTCCCCTTCGGAGCAGGCAATGCGTATTCCCTAGGAACGGATTCGGCCGCCGCCCGCGTCATGCCGAATTGATCCATAAGATCATCTATCGTATAGAGGTGCGCACGGCTCACCCATGGCACGTCGCCCCACCTGTTCGCCGGTCCTTCGAGATAATCTTTGAACTCAACCTTGACGATAGGAGCTTCAATCCAAATGACGTTCCCGTTTTCGTCCTCAATCGGATTCATCTCAAGCCAGACTTGGCCCCTTCCAGGCAAGAGGATGTCATGAACCCCGTTGCGGATCTCGCGGTTATCATCCGTATCCCTCACCGCAGCTTCGATGGCCTGCTGCCATACAAGCGAAATATGGCGCGAAAGATGCATGGAGGACGTGGCGTTAAGCCTGTTCACCTGTGGAGACCCGAAGTCCTCGCCAAGGGCGGCTTTCTGCACTTCGGTGTTCGCCCATAGGATGTTCAACCCGCCGAAAGGTCTTTCTTCATCGTTGTCCTTATAGCGATCTATCGCAACGTCAGCTTTCCTGTACCAGCATTCTTGCCGATCTTTCGCCGCGTTGATCTCAGCCTCCCAGAAAGACGCGTCCTCGTCGTCAACATCGCTGGGCGTTTTTGGGTTCTTGCTCATCGTCTGATGTTGCTTTCATGATAACCGCTTCGAAGCATTTCTTCCCTGATCGCCCCTAGCGATATTCCTTCCGGCTCAGCTTCTGCGTTCGGCTCCTGCGTGATCCATGGTCTCGACATGCACGCATACCGTGTGTCATCATACGCGTGGTCTTCCATATGCGTATTCACGTCTTCAGGCTGGCGTTCGTCGTGCTGAAGTACAGGGATTGTCCTTCTAGCATGAACACAGTTTTCGAAGAAGAACAACATAGGTCTGCCGTCTCCATCCCCAGCCAAGCGCTTGCGGACCTGATCGTGTCCCCCGATGGCGCCGCCCTTGGAGACACGTTTGTTATCCGCACGTTTGAACTTCCAACCTTCCCTGAACATTGTCTCCGCTATTGAAGGACCGCTCGTAACGGCGAACGCTGCTGGGTCAATCACCCCGTAACTCACGTCTTCCGTAGGCTCCTTTATCATCTTCCCTGCGCTGTCGAACTCTGCGCCCTCAAGCATAAGGCCCTTGCGCGCAACCACGTCGGAAGGCTCCTTAACACCGACATCAGGGTCGAACCCTCCTGTGTTCTTCAACCTTACGCCGTAAAGCTCCCTATATGCGACAATGGCCCCGCGCGGGATGACGGCGCCGTCAGGATGCTGCCAGTCTTCCGAAGCAACTGCCCACCAATGGAAGCTATAGGGCTTTGATGATCCCCAATCACCAGAGCGAAACCTAAGCCAATGAGATGGAAGCGTTACCGGGCGCAGGACATGCTTCTCCTCGCTCCATTCGGTAAAGAACGCGCCTTCTACTATGTTCCAATCTCCATCCTCCATCGCCTTGACGAGTGCAGGATTCCCGAGACCCCTCAGTTTAATTCTGTAGTTCGGGTCGTCCTCCAACAAGGACGGGTTGTCATGTAAGCGCGCCCTTATGAACTGTCGCTTCATCCCGCCCTCTTCATCCTGCATCTCTCGGATCTCACCGTCTCTAACGCCGTCTATGAACGTTGTCTTTACGAACTGGTGACCGATGTTTCCAGGATTGGACCCGGCGAGGATGCGTGGGAACATGCCTTTATATTTCTCTGGGACGTTAACCCCAACCATCCTGACGCGCCCGCGCAAGAAACGATAAATTACCTCAGTGAAATGTGTAAGTTCGTCCACCATCAGAACATGGATTTCCGCGCCTTGATATTTGAAGCGGTCTTTCTCATGTTGACAATGGCATAGATATATCTTCGATCCGTTCCAAAACCGAATCTCTTCATTGACGATGCGGACTACCTTATGCTCAACCCAAGGCGCCAATATCGATTGATACCCCTTGGGCCCCTCCATATGATTCTTGATAAGGTCGTCGTAAAGCCGCCTGAACAGATAGACCTGCAATCCTGGTATCTCGGAACACCATATGATTGACCCGGCTCGCATTGCATGAGATTTGCCCGGCCCGGCCGCTCCGCCGAACAGAACCTCAGTCGCGGGCGTCAGGAGCGCTTCAGCCTGCTTGTCATGGAGGTGCAGGTTAATCTCTGGAAGAAGAGCCATAAGATATGTTCAGGACTGGCGTTAGCGGGTGTTCCGGATCATTGGAGAGCGGTTGCGTAGCCTTCCCCCATCCACGGTCAAGAATAGCGATGCACGCAGCTACAGCCGTGCGGCCGCACGGGTCGTCCATCAACTCGGCCAGCCGTTCTATAGCTTTCCGCGTTTGTTCCTGCGCCAGCTTGCGAACGTCTTCAACAGCCTTAGGACGGCCTCCTGGGTTCCCGCTACGGCCCTTGACGAATTGCCCGCTCTTGCTCCGGGCTCCTTCCTGTTCTGATGACGGCGGCTTCGTCTTCGCGCCCGCCGTCTTGTTCTTCGCCTTTCGGAAAGAGCTTCCGCCCGCCTTAAGGTCTTTGCTCGTCATGTGTTCACACCTTCAGCATTGGGTGGAGGCGCCGGCGCCTCCACCCGTCATCGTCCGAACCTATCGGCCCAGACGCATCACGACGGCGAAAATATCAGATGCAACGTGCCGGATTGCGCGTTGCCGCCGTCAGCCACAGTGATCGTCAACGCTTCGTTCGAAATCCATATCCCTGGAATGTAGATTTCATTCGTACCGTCGTATGTCTCAGCGTCTCCAGTCACGTCATAAAGGATTTGTCCGATTGAGCGCTGAACAGCAGAGGCCCCGATGTCGTCGATATTGAGCAGGACTGTTCCTGTCGTAGCCCCGACAACGTCCAAATCCCAACCGGAATCAAGCGAATTTGACGTTGCAGGCTGATATCTGATCTGAACGAATTTGCCTGTCACACATCCGGTCGTCTTGGTGAAGTCGCCGCTTGCGTCAGTCAAGATCGGGATGGACATGCGCCAAGCGGTAGAGTGATAAGGATCAATCATGTCATCTCCTTAAGCGGATGTCCGCCCGTGGTTCTCATGGTAACCTATAACCCGTTCTGCGAACCGCCGCACTATCTTCGCTTCATCCTTCTCCGCGAATGTTCCCAGCGTCAAAGACTTTCGGTTTAACCCTATGCGAACCCGCCATTTCCCGCTCGCCTTGTCTAAGGTGACGCCTGGGACCCCGCTCGCATTGTCTTTTCTTAGAGGATGGTTCCTCGCGTTCTCTAAGGCTGTAACCAACCTCAAATTGTCGATCCTGTTGTTAAGACCGTCGTGATCCTGGTGGTCTATTTGCAACCCGCGCGGGATCACACCCTTGACCATGATCCAGATCAGGATATGAGAGAAGTACTTTTCGCCGTTGATTTTGACGCGCCGGTAAGCGCTCCCGTCCGTAGCGCAATGGATTGTACCGGCTTCGACGCCTGCGATTGCACGGCCACGGTTTGACTTGTTGTAGAGCTTGCCGGTCTCCGCGTCGTAGAAGAATAGGTCTTGAAGCTCTTCCCTTGTTGGGTAACCGCGCGAGCCCTGATGGGCTTCAATGCGTATGATGTCGTTCATGTGATGTCGTCGTTTCAATGAGTCGAGATTGATAAAGTTTCTTCGAGATTGGCGCGGAACGGAGTTGCAATCCCCGTTCCGCAATCTCAGAAGAAACGACTATATACACACTGGGGGGCCACACTGGACATCTGGCGATCAATTCCCAGAGAAACACAACTTTACCATGCAACCCTGCTGATAGCAACGCCAAGAATGATCTTTTCTTGATGAAAGCAAGTTTTTTTTCATCAGCGCTGCTAAAACCCGTAATGCTTAGCAAGGATGTTAAGTATTTCTAGCAATCTGCGTTTCCCCGTCTTTGTCACGTTGTCGGCTCTCTTCGCCTTCGAGAAAAAACCGCCAAGGCTTTTCACGCTGATATCTTCATACAGGCTCATGGCGGCCCAACTGAAGAACGGATCACGGTACCTGATCGGCAACGCCAGGAGAGCCGCCCGCAACTCGTCCTGCGCTCTCATCCTGTAGTCTGAAACCGCCGCCGTTGACCTAGAGCCGTCAACAGACGCCTGTAGGGGCCCTGTGAGGCGCGGTTGACGAGTTACAGCGTGTAGGCACTCGAAGAACTTAGACCCGGCCAAGTAATGACGCTCTCTGATCCATCCGCGCTTCAGAGCGACATCTATTGGGCCGTCGATCTTGCGGTATCTCGCCCCCGTGGCGAAACCTGAAGGCGTGCGAATTTCATGTGAAACTGCGTCGAGCCCGGCGCGTTCTGCGTGCGACAAGCGCTCGTCGGTCGCATCCATCCAAGCTGTGTTCATGTCGTTTTATCCACGTTTTATCCGAAAGTTCACCCGTTTCATGCCTGTTCTGAGGACGCCTCAAATTCAGCTTTGACGCCATAGAAAAAGGGCGTCTGTGGAGGTCGTCGTGGAGGGTGGCAGTCGTTATCAGAGACATCGCCACCCACTGCCACTTTCACCGCCACCCACTGCCACCCTCATTGCCACCCACTGCCACCCCCACTGCCACCTACTAACTAATTGATATTTATATATTAGTGGCAGTGAGGCAGTGGGTGGCAGTGGAAAATGCTGTTGGGCCTCAGATTGAGATGTGGCAAACGTTATGACCATTTTGCTTTGCCACATCCCCGATTCCAGCCTATGTGAAAAATCCACTGCCTCACTGCCACACCGCCACCCTTGGCTTGAAGGATGGGCCGTAAGCGTCAGATCAATTTCCTGGTGTCGCCGCCACAGCCTTTAACGATGTCATGAGTTCTTCCTCAGAAGGTATTTGCCTCGTACGCGCGCCTTTCGCTCCCTTCACTGACGCGAACCCAAGGTCGCTAAGCACTCTCCAGAACGTGTTTCGTCCACAAGCGTTCGCCCGCCTATCTGCGAGAGCGCTGCACCACGATCTATAAGCCGCTATCAATTCCGCGCCTCCCACGTTCTGCGGACCTGAATCGAACGAGTGCGGCTTCGTATATCCATCCTCACAGAATGCGAGTTTCGGCAATCCTCCGGTGTCCAATGCCTCAAGAACCCAGTTCATTGGATCTCCTGGGTCAAGGCTCGCCACCTTGTTTTCCTCCCATAGGGTTGTCTCCCGTGGGACATCGCGCTGTGGGTGGAAGTTGGACACGTCACGCTCCAGGAGGAACGCAGCGAACGCCTCTACTCCACCGTTCGCGATCTCGTCGCCCAATGCGGCGAAGTACTCGTAATCACCACGACGCTTGTCTGAGACTTCCAGCATCCAGAATCTCATGTCGCCTTGTTCGACGTGCGTGCAATGGCGATGGTTCGTCAGGAGAACCAAGTTCATTGCAGCAGGCAACGTGATGATTGGAAGGTTCTTCCCTTCGATGGCGCTTGTCGTGGCGGCGGACTCCCCCTTCAGTCTGTCCGCAAGTTTCTTGTCGCCAGAGAACGCCGCTTCGTCGAATACAACGAGGCCCTTGCCCCGCATGAACTCATTGAAGCGGTCGAGGCCATGCGCCTTGTCTTTGATTACGGCGCCGTGCAACCCCCATATTTTCGGCAACACCTGTTCAAAGAGGATGCCTTTGCCTGTTTGCTGTTTCTCGCTTAAGAGCGTGAGAATGATCCTTGACGGCGTCCCGACGTTTTGCAGTTGCCACGCCCACAGATTCAGAAGCGCGGTGTAGGTCTTCTCATCGCCTGATGCGATAACCTCGCGCACGTGCTTCAAGATTTTGTTGCAGCAACCGGCTGTTGGTTTGACGCCGAATTCAGTGAACAGGTTCAGCGTGTCATGTGAGACAGGCTGTGATGTAAACGCTATTTTGGAGAACACGCGGCGGCGGCAGTCATGTTTCCAGAAGTTTCCCGCGTCCTCCAGCTTTACGTTGCCTTTATCGTTCACGGCGCCGGTTATGACTTTCGCCGCGACGCGGTTCTGGAAATCTTCCCACGGTATCGGCTGGCTGTCCGGGATGTGGATCACGCAAGTTCTCTGTCCGCCAGTGTTAAGCAATCCGTAGCTCTCATTCATCATCTCCATATTCGTCACTTCGCGTTGCGCGCCGCTTGGCAGGGTGACGATTTTTCCGGGCGCATGGTTGTCCGCCCAGATGATTGCGCGGTCCGCCACGGCTTCCAGATCTGGGATTGCGCCATGCCGCTTACGAAGGGCCCTTACGATCTGAGCGTGCGTATGTCCCTTCAGCGCCGCCCGCCGGGCGCTCGCCGTCGCTTTCTGTTTATCTTCTGAACTGTCCTCTTCCTCATCATAGCCGGCGCCTTCGTCGTCCACTCCATCAGGCATGGTTTGAACCATGGAACACGGCTTGTTATTTACGGTTGGCATGACGCGCGCCTCCTTGTTACATGCGTTTCCTATAGCCTCGGCCACGGCGCCGTAGCCTTTCATCTGCCGCAGGTCGTTAAAGTCTGTTCTCCCCTCGCGGTCAGCCGCAGGAACGCCGAAATCTGGGATGACCATGACGCCGCCGCACGCTTTCGCGGCTTTCCTCGCCCCGTCAACGCCCTTCTCGTCGTCGTCGGCGCAAATGATGATTGTGGCGTCTGGGTATTTCGCCCGAAGCTCCTTCGCCACCGCAGCCATGTTCCCAGCGTCGAACGCCACAACCACCGGGAGGTCGGTTTCTTCGTGGATCGTCGCGCACGTGGCGTATCCCTCACCGATCGGGATTTGCCCGGCTGGATCGATCGATCCAATGATGTGCATCGCTCCGACCTTGCGCCCGCCCGCCAGGAACTTCTTTGAGCCGTCCTCATAGATGCGTTGGATTGTCTGGATTTCCCCGTTGACGTTGCGTCCTGGGATGATCAGCTCGCCCTCGTCGCCCACGCGGATGTCATGGGCGAGAACGCCTTTGCGCGTCAGGTACGGGTGATCGTCGTCAACGAAATCCGCTTTTCCGAAGATGCGTTCTGCTCTGATCGCCGCTTGCTTATGCTCTTCGTTGCGAAGGCGCGCGGACTCTTCCGCCTCACGGCGCATAGCCGCCCGGCGAGCCGCTCTCTTTTCTGGCGTAAGCGTTGGCTCCTTCGTCTCAAACCAGAAATCTGGAGCGTCCATCGTGACGAAGTTCTGAAACCACCCGCCGGAGCCGTCCGGAAACAACTTATAAGAGCCGTCGAGGCCCTTTCCGTTCTTCTGGACAACGCCAACCCTATGGACGACGCCAGGACGCCCTACGGCTTTGATGATAAGCCCGGCGTCGTATGCGGCGTTAATAAATGTGCTATTGGCGTTGACTTCATGTGTACCGTTTGTGTATATATTCACTGTATTTGTCCTTCCTGTAGGCTGAATATAGTTACCGCTTATCTTGGAGCAGCGATAACTTTTTGATAATGGCAGCGGTTCCCACCACGGATCACCGCTGCCATTTCTTTTTAAGCGGTTCGTCTATCGACCGCATCGATATCAACCCCCATGCTTCTTGCTACGTTCCTGATATGATCCTCACGCCAGTTGGGAATTATCCCCCGCTTTCTCCAATCGTTCACCGTCTTGTATGGGACTTTGAGCTTGCGCGCGGTCTCGCTTACGTTCCCGCCGCCTATCACGCCAATCACCGTTCTATACTTCACCCTGATTCTCCCAATCTCCTTGACTTTGTGATAAGAACATAGCGAAATCCGCCACCTATGTCAAACGCCTATCGTATGTTTCTTTGGAAAAGTCTAGAGCTTTGGGTGGGGTCTGAGGCGCAAGGGCCTCACTATTTGGCGGCGGGAGCGAAATGGGAAAGCAGAATGTCCATTTTGTCTCTTGTTTGCTTGGCGAGCCTGTTCGCTCTCCTTGCGGCCTTCGCCGTAGCTTTAGCCTCGCGCGCGATTTCTTCTATCCCGTTGGCGATCTTGTCAAGCCGTTCTTCCGCTTTGGTCTGGCGCTTCTCAAGTGACGCGAGTTCGCGTTGCACGGCGCCGAGTTGAGCAGCCATAGCATCACTTGATTTCACAACCATTGACGAGCCAGAAAAGAAAACCCAGATCAGCACGAGGACGAACAGAACAAGGGAAGAACCGCTTAACCACAATATCGCGCTGCTCCATGGAGGCGCCTTGCCCGATTCTTCCTGTTGCAGGATGCCAACACCGTTCACCTCTATCTGGGCGTCATTGCGCCGTGCATATTGATATGTCATGTGACCGCACCAGGTTCACCTAGGGCCCGGCGTCGCGCCATGACCCAGAACTATAGAAATACAGCTTGTTATTCGTGCTATCGATGACGATAGGAGACATTCCGGTGATGGCCGCAGGAGCGCCTGAAGGTGGGCCCGCGCACGTCGGAACATAGAGGAAGCCTGATGTCGCGTCCGTGGCCACCGACCCGAAGCCAAGCACGCCAACGATGGCGTTGACGCGCTTCTTCAGATTGTCGAACCATTGCAGCCAATCTTCACGGCCGCGCCCTGTCGTCTTATCGACAATTTGCGCCGAATTTGGCGTTGCGAAGGGAGAGTACTCAGCCATTTGTCACTTCGGCTCCAGGATGACGCCTCCAACAGGCATAACCTCGTCGCGAATGCCGAATACGCGCCTCGGCGTCTCTGTCGCCCTGACAATGCGCCCGATGCCTCTGCAACCTGCGTTGTAGAGAAATTCCAACTCCTCGTCGTGCGTGGCGTCTTGGCTCAGACTGGACAAATCAGGGTTGATCTGGCGAAGGCTCAAATTGAGCAACGCTTCATTCGTCACCTTCCACATGACCTTATGAGGAAAGTTGGCTTCAAGCTCGGCCGTGATCTCGGCTTCATTCTCAAGAACCGTAATGCCTTCTACGCCCCGGTAACGGTCAGCGGCTTCGTCACTGATCGAGCGGATCTCCCACCCATTGTCAAGGTCTTGCCAAGTTGGGTGACATTTAAGATTTGGTGACCGTGGGTTGACGCCGCCCGCTCGCTCGCCGGTATTGAAGTCAACTTTAATCTTGATCGCTTTCATGTTGGTTCTCCTTTTCCGCCAATGCCGATTGGCCACGTAGAAGGCGAGCTTGCGTTTCTGATAGAGGAGAAATCAGAGGTCGAAAGTTCGTAAATTTTGTCGGAGTTTGAGTCACAATGCCAAATTGTGTTTGCGTCTCCGCCAATGCCGTTTGGCGTAGTAGAAGGCGAACTTGCATATCTGATAGAAGAAAAATCAGAGGTCGAGAGTTCGTAAACTCTGTTGAGGTAACCTTCACAATGCCAAATTGTGTTTGCGTCTCCGCCAATGCCGGCTGGCGTAGTAGAAGGCGCGCTTGCGTTTTTGATAGAAGAAAAAGTAGAGGTCGAGAGTTCGTAAATTTTGTCGATGTAACTGTCACAATGCCAAATTGTGTTGGAATCCCCGCCAATGCCATATGGCGCACTAGAAGGCGAACTTGCATATCTGATAGAAGAAAAATCAGAGGTCGAGAGTTCGTAAATTTCGTAAGTTGAATTTTCACAACTCCAGATTGTGTTGGCATTCCCGCCAATGCCTTTCATCGGACTCGGACTTAAATATCTGATAGAAGAAAAAGTAGAGGTCGAAAGTTCGTAAACTCTGCTGAGGCTAATGTCACAATGCCAGATAACGGGAATGTCTTCGTCAACGCCTGCGAATCCTATCAGATGTGTTGTCGTCAACATGGTTAAGCGTCCGTCGCTGCATTAACTGTGTACAAGATTTTGATAGATATAAGGCGCGCGTCTTCTGTCATGTCGTCGTTCCCGTCTGAAACATCACGGAAGATCCTGAAGAATACGATGTCTCCTTCAGCGGGGCTCCCACCAACAGTCACCGCCGAACTTATGGATGTTACTAGAGCTTCCCCAGCAGCGCTCTGCGCGTTGTCGGTTACGACGACAGCGGTTCCCCATGATGCGTCTATGCTCTCGTTGTCGGATATGGCCACCGCTTGGAGTCCCCACGCCACACCGTCTGTGTCAGTTGCGGTCGTCGTCCATGTAACTTGGAAACTTACTGTTCCCTCATTCCATCCCTTCGGCATTAAGATATTGAAGTGCGCATATTCATCGGTCGACGCGTCGAAATCCAATACCTTGTAATTTATATCGTTTGACGCGCTTTCGACTTGAGCCGACGAAGGACCGTTCGTGATCGCTCTCAACATCGCCGTTGCGGGGATCGTGATCGTATGCAGCCCTTGCCCCAATGGGGTGATATCATCATTGAGCGTGAGCGTACGGTCAGCGTCGCCAAGATCAAGCGTCAAGGTCCGGTCGGCGGTCGCATCTTCTCCAGGCGTGATAATGTAATCGTGGTCTCCTCCAGTATCGAGGATATGAAGCCCTGTGTTCGGCAGGGTCTGAGCCGCTCCCCATGTCTGCTCGACGTCAAGCTTTGCAGTGTCGGCGTCGTACGCCTGGACATCGGTTCCAATGGCGAGCCCCAAGCTGGCGCGCGCCGTGGCCCCGCTCTCATAGGCGAAGGCCCCGGCCCCGGTCGCAACGATAAATTCGCCATCTGAGGCCGCAGCGCCGAGCGCGTTCAGGTCGTCGAGGACATCGCCGTGCGCCTGAACGTCGGTCCCGATGGAGAGGCCGAGGCTCGTGCGCGCCGTGGCCCCGCTCTCATAAGCGAAGGCGCCGGCGCCAGTCGCAACGATGAACTGACCGTCAGAAGCCGCAGCGCCAAGCGTGTTCAGATCGTCGAGGACATCGCCATGCGCTTGTAGGGTGGAGCCGATGTCAGAACTCGTAAGGAAGCCCGCATTCGTCACAAGCTGCCAGTTCGTCCCATCATGGACAATGATGACAGGCTGTCCGCCTTGCAGCTCGCCCCCAGAGAGAGCGACGCCATTATATTCTAACGCCACCGCGCCGACGCCGTTCGTGTCTATCGTCACAGCCGTCGTGTTGTCGCCTGAAGGTATGAAGATAATCATCATGCCCTCGACCACGGCCGTCACTGCTGGCGTGAGCGTAAGCTCGATGGCGTCCGCAGTCCCTCCAACTGCCGCGTAAACCAGATCGCCATCCTGGACCTGATCTATGCGTGTGCTGTCTGTGCGGTTTGTCCCAAGCCCTAACCCTGTGAGGACATTCCCGCCCATAGGAAGGTCATCGGTCGCCGTATTCCCGCCATTCCGCAGGAATAACAGGTTGATCGCCGCCGCGAGGTCGTTTTCTCGCGCGTCTGCTAATTCAGCCGTGTCATTGACGCCTGCGTTGCGCGCTGTGACATTGACTGCGCTCCCAGTCCTCACACCATCCGTTCTCTGATAGGTCTGATTCGGGGCCGACCCTGTGTAAGCCATTGTGGATTCCTCTGATTGCGCGCATCGCCCAGCAATAGAGCGTTAAGTAGAACATGAACGTTATTGCGACGCTTCCGAAGCAGCCCCCCAAATCACTACTAAATGAGAAAACGACGATAATCAGGAGGAACGTGTTGAGCCACCATTTCCAGAGCGTAATCAACAACGCCTCCTCGCCGTCTGCATGCCGCAACGTATGAACGTTTCACATGAAAACAATTACATGCCCCGTATTTACGGTCTTCTAGGAGCCAAAGCTCCGTAAGGAATATTGACCTTGAATATCTTCCTCATATTCTCTTCGATGTCATTGATCCGTCTCATGTATTCCTCAAGAGAACGGGATCTGTCGAGCTTTCCGATCTGAGCTTCAAGATTTTCCTGGTCCTTGTCAGTCCAAGCGCCTTCACCAGGCTTGCGCACCATCGGTTTCATGACGGCCGCTATATTTTTTACTGTGGTGTTCAAACGGTCCCGCACTTCCGTAGGGGTCGCTCCGCCTTCGTATTCTGCCATGAGTTCGGCCTTCCCCCGCGCGAGTTGTTGCAGTCCCCCACTCAGCGAAATACCTGTGCCCCAAGCGCCGCCGCCGCTCGTTGTGGCGTCATCGGCGCTCAATGGGCCAAGCGCTCTTTCAAACGGAGCACGGCCGAACTCTTTCGGCAACCCGCGGAGTCTCTCAATGCCGCCAGCGAACTGTTGCGCCACCTTATCCGTTTGCTGTTTGACTTGCTGTTGGTTAACCTGCGTTTTGGTGCGCGCGGCGAGCTGTTCTTTGGTGATCAGGACAGGCTGCAACCCTACGGCTGTCCTGCGCCATAACGGCGACCCGTCAGGACCAACGTCCTGAACATACCCTTCCCCGATCATTGTTTTCGGCGCCACTGGGCCCGGTTCAACACCGGGAGGCAACTGGGACGCCGCCTTAGGAGGCTGTGGAGCAGGAGCCGTCTGCTGTTGTTGCTGCGCTTGGGGCGGCTGAGGCATGGGTTGCTGAGGCGCAGGCGGCTGAGGCTGCCAGACGTTCATTCCTGTTTTACCCTCGCGGGTTACGGTCTGCGGGCTCCAAGCGCCTATTCCTGTTTTACCCTCGCGGGCTACGGTCTGCGGCCCTGCGTTCACGCCTACGGAAGGTTGAGGCTGAGGCTGTGCGACAGGTTGCGCGACAGGTTGCGGCCTAGGCTGAGGCTGAGCGAGTTGTTGGGGCCCGGATGGTTGGACAGCCGGCGCCTGGGTTGAACCGCCAGGAAGAGAAGCAGGTTGGGTCGCCTGCCCAACTTGGCCGCCCGAATTGAGCGGAACCCATGCGCTGCCATTCCACTGAACATATGATTTAGTTGGCCGCCCGTATTGGTCGGTTCCGCTTATTTCCTGGATCTGAGGAGCGGACTTAGGCGCGCCCATCTTCATAAGCTGCATAAGTCCCAAGTTCTGTCTGGCAGGGTCGCTCGATTCAAGCAACGCGCCCACTATTGGCGGAACCTTCTGACCGCTGGTGACGCGTTCGATGAATCTTTGGTTCTCCGCCTTCTTACGCTCAATCTCTTGATCACGCTGATAGCCGCCAAGAGCCGCCAGGATAGGACCTCCTATCGCCGCCACGATATCGCCCCGCCCGCCTATCTTCTGGGCGTTGTTGATCAGGGTCTCTGCGCGGCTAAGGTTGTTCTGGTCATAGTTTTCCAGTGAAGCTACATCATTCTTCACCTGTACCCCGAGCGCGGAAAGTATCTTGTCTGCTGTTGACCTGTCAGACTTCTGAACGGGAGAACCTGAGGGTCCTCCGCCGCCTCCCTCATTTCCCATTGACCTGCTGGCCCACGCGGCGAGGTCGGCGTTTGTGTAATTGCGCATGAAGGGGTTGGCCTTCACGGCGGAGTCGCCAAGCGTCGCCCTGACTGTATCGTTCGGATTGGCAAGGACGTTGCTCGCCCCCTGTGGCCCCGCGAAGTGCGCGAGCTTTATGTTTCCCGGCGTTGGGGCGAACCCTCTCTGGCTCAAGAAACCAGAGTTCTCGTCGGCATATTTCGTGACCATCTCGCGTGCGAGGTTGGGGTCGTATTTGAGTTGCAAGAGCTGCGCGTCGGTCTTCCCACTCGCAATGTCAGGTCGGTATTTCTTTACCAGAGTAAGCCACGTCGAGTTGATGAACTGACCTGCCCCTCCCGCCGAGCTTCTCGGGTTTATGGCCATCGGGTTCCCGCCGCTCTCTGTCCTTATGAGCGCATTAACGATATTGTCATAAGCCATCTTACGCCGATCTCCCCATGGTGCGTCTGTCAAGTTCTTTCAGAGCGCCCATGATCCGCCCAAGAGCGTCACCAATGTCAATCGTGCGCCCGTCTCCTCCGAACGCGTCTGCCCAGTCCTGGGCCATGGGGCCGCCTCTGCGTTCAGGAAGGTTGAATGCTTCGCGCGCGCCTTCCTTATAGCGGTATTCGTCAACTGGCATATCTCTGAACGACATAAGGACAGCCTCGCCGTCCATCGGCGTGCGGTCCGTCTTCAGATTCTCGTCTGAGAAAATGAACGGCGCGGCGGCGGCGCCGATCTGACCGATAGAGCCAAGAATTGAACTGTTCTGTTTAGCGTTCGCCGCTGTCTGAGCCGCCGACATTTGAGCGTTGGCCGCAGTGTTCGTGTTGACGAGGCTAACATAATCAGGAGCCGCAACATTCGCCGATGGCGTGTTGAATTGCGTCGGGCTACCGAAGCCCGGAACCGCGCCGAGGAGCGCCGCCGCTTCGCTGAATGGCTGGTTGCGTTCGAGGAGCTGATTGGACAGGTTTGTCTGGTATTCATTCTGTCCGTATCCTAGAGCGTTGAGAAGCTGGTTGTACTGCTGGTTTTGCTGGGTGCCGAGGAATTGCCGGTTGCTCAAGTCTGCCCCAGCCATGCGTGCGTCTTCGCTGGCCGTTAATCCGCGCCGGGCAAGATCGCTCTGATCATAGTAGCCAGCTTGCTGTAGAGCTTGATTGAACAAGCGGGCGTCCTCAGATTGCCCGAACTGCGCGCCGAACTGCGTGTCAGCGACGTTGCGGGCGTTCTCAGCAGCCCCGAACTGCGCGCCAAACTGCGTGTCAGCTATATTGCGGGCGTTCTCTCCTGACGCGAATTGACGTCTGGCAAGATCGCTCTGATCATAGTAGCCAGCTTGCTGTAGAGCTTGATCGAACAAGCGGGCGTCCTCAGATTGCCCGAACTGCGCGCCGAACTGGGCGTCAGCGACGTTGCGGGCGTTCTCAGCAGCCCCGAACTGCGCGCCGAACTGGGCGTCAGCAATTTTACGAGCGTTTTCAGCAGCCCCGAACTGTGCGCCAAACTGCGTGTCAGCGACGTTGCGGGCGTTCTCAGCAGCCCCGAACTGTGCGCCAAACTGCGTGTCAGCGATGTTGCGGGCGTTCTCAGCAGCCCCGAACTGTGCGCCAAACTGCGTGTCAGCGATGTTGCGAGCGTTCTCTCCTGACGCGAATTGACGTCTGGCAAGATCGCTCTGATCATAGTAGCCAGCAGCGTTTAGGGCGTTGGCGTAATTCCGCTGATCTTCGGAACTTCCAAACTGCGACGCGAATTGTTGGTTTGCGATCTTGCGTGCGTCTTCTCCGCTGCCGAACTGAGCGCGGAATTGTTCTTCTGTCATCCCGAATTGGGCCGCGAATTGCGCATCAGTAAGCTGCCGCTGGTTTTCGCTTGACCCAAACTGGGCGGATTGTAGATTTTGGCCAAATTGTCTCGACTGCTCTTGTCCCGCTGCAAGTTCCGCCTGACGCGCTGCATCTGAATAGGCATTGTTCGCAGCCCGATCCAATCTATCCATCTCGTCGTTATAGACAGAACTTCCTACCGGGATACCTCTCTGTGCGAGTTCTATCTCTTTCGCGTGTCGTGCGGCGTCTATGTCCGGCTGGAAGCGTGATGTCGCCTGCTCATAGAATGTATTTGCGATGTCCTGCGTACTTGGCGTTGGCGCCAACGTCTGAACCGCAAACGGAGAGTCATACCCCTGAGCATTATATGTTTGCTGATTGACCTGTTCTGAATATGGCTGGATGTTCGTCTCGGCTCCGATATCCCGCGTCTGCCCGGCGCTCACTGCGCTAAACGGCGAGTCATAGCTCTGCCGCTGGAACGGCGTATCATAGCTCTGCCGCTGGAACGGCGAGTCATAGTTTTGCTGTTGGAACTGCGAGTCATAGCTCTGCTGTTGGAACGGCGAGTCATAGCTCTGCTGCGTTGCGGTGTAGTCAACAGGAGCAGTCTGCCCAGCGCTTATTGCGCTAAACGGCGAGGAGTAATTCTGCTGTTGGAGCGGCGTGTTATAGCTCTGCTGCGTTGCGGTGTAGTCAACAGGAGCAGTCTGCCCAGCGTCAACCCGCGTCGATTGATAAAGCGGCGTCGCAAGCGGATCGGCGAACTGAGTTGGATCAAGAATCTTGCTGCCGAACGCCTGTTGAGAATATTCACGAGGTGTAGGCGCGTCGGGAAGTTGGAATTTATCCTGGGGCAGGAACCCGAGCTGTCTCTGTGCGGCGTCAGTAAGAGCCTTCCCAGATTCGAGCTGGCTATTGATCACCGCCATGACTTCTGGGGATAGGGTCTCTGACAGAGCATAAGGCGTCCCATCAGGACGGCGAGCATAAGTCAGACTCCCATAAGGCCCGTATTGGTCTAGGGCGTTCAAGAATAGCTGGTCGCGCGCGGCTTCAGCATTATAGGCGGCCTGTGTGTTCGCTGCGCTTGACGGAGCAGGCGCCGGCGCCGGAGTGGACCCGCCCCCAAGTTCAATGCCGAACCAATCGTCGAGAATGTCTCCCATGATTACTCGCCTCTTCTTTTGAGGTTCCCGACGATATTACCCGCGAAGTCGCCCCCAGATAGACCGTATCCCGTTGGTGTGACGTAAGTTCTCAACCGTCCATCAGGAGAACTTCTGAACCCAGTAGGAAGCCCGCCAAGAAACAGGGAGAAGAAGTCGGTCGGAATGTTGTTGCCGGGCGCAGCCCCTCCAGGCGTCTGCCCTTGGGGCGGTTCAGGAGGCGGCGGGTTCACGCGGGTGAAGTTTTCAGGCATAGCTGCTCGCATGATGTCAAGTTCGCCGCTCTTCGTCGGAACCCCCGCAGCATAATATGAATACGGAACGCGGCCATTATCTGCGAACATCGCGTAACGTTCTTGTAGAGTTCTTGGCTGATAGTATTCGGTCGGCTGTGCGACAGGACCCTGCGGGAGTTGTCTGCCAGCCGGAACATATTGAGGCATAGGATCAGGCGCAGGCTCAGACTTCCCAACGCCGTTCCAGTCATCAAAGATGTTGCCCATGGCTCACCTCATATCCAAGGGCATTCCGCCCGTGTCATTGTATAAACGCATGTGTCATGCACCGACCCAATGCCGCTCCTTATCGTTCCGTCAAGTTTGAGACCAAACCTTTCCGCGATGTCGCGAGCATGCTTATTGTCAGAGCCAATCGAACCAACGACGCGAGAGCATCCAAGTTCGAGAAATGGATATCCGAAGAATGCTGCCAGCGTTCTCCGCGTCAACCATCCGGGCTCACCCGCCATATGCATGTCAATGCTATGGAACCCAGTTTCACCGATTGTTCTATAGTTCGTATATAGGAAACCGCCAAGCAGGGTGTCTCCGTCATAAGCGCCCAAAGCCTGGAAATCCGTTAGGCGGTAAGTTCGCCCCATCGTTCTCTTAAGGACGAATTCAGCGACATCGTTCTTTCTGTCGCCTCTAACCGATGGGCGTTGAGACCGGAGCCGCGAGCAGATCTGTAGCATAAAATTCAAGATCTTCCGTCTGACTGTTGAACTGAACTACCGGCGCGACCGCCCGGCCGAATCCAACAACGCCGAACCATTTCAGGACTGAGCTTCCTGATGTGCCCCATGGTCCGTCCCAAGGTTCGTCCCAAGGCCCGCTCCCACTGGATACAAGATCGATTTCAGGAGCGGTGATGCCGCTTTCCTGGAACTCTACATCAACCTGCAATTGCACGGTGACGGTTCCGCTTCCTGTCACATTCGCACGGCCTAACGTATATTGGCCGTTCACCTGAGCGCCAAATGGGTATATGAAGCCGCCGCGTATCGTCGCCGTAACGGAGGCGTCTCCGTCGAGCCCCCCCGTGTATTTCCAGATCTGATTGCTGTCTCGGTCCCCGAAATAGATCGAACCGTCATACTCAACGAAATTGAAGCCGTTCAGGTTGTCAAAGAATGACCAAGCCCGTGTGCGGGTATTGAATATCCACTGCTTCGATGTCTCGTCTGCGGTAGGGATATTGAAGAAGATCAAGCCGCCTGAGAATAGCGCGTTCCAAGGCGTCATATCTCCGTATGACACAAAGTCGTTCGCCCAGCTTGGCGCTATTTTCCCCCACTGCTGCAACGCTTGCGTGTCGAACGCGACGCCTGACGCTATGTATTCGAACGGGAGAGCGCCGCCGACAGTCATCAAGACGAGGTCGCCTGAAACATCAACTCCAGGATGATAACCTACCGGCTTTGGCGCGCGGTAGTCTCCAGATTGCGCGAACCCTGACACGTCCTCGACATCGCCTTGGTACGTTACGATCTGCCCAGTGCTCATAACAAAGACAGTGTTGTTGCGATACCCATATACGCCAACGCAATATCCGCCGGTAGTCTCTTGACTTAGCTGGAACTTCGTCAGCGTCCCTGTGACAGCGTTGACGTCAAGATACCAAACATCCGCGCTGTCAACCTCAGTAAACCACATCCTGACGCCAACGACATGAACCGTGCGAAGATCAGCTATCGTAAGCCCTGAACCTGATAAACCAGACGCGCCGATGCTCGAACCGTCGAACGCCCATGGCGTGTCAGAGCCGTTCACAGCAACGGTTGTGTCATTGAATTGAGCCATAACCCAATCATCAGAGGTGTAGCTCGCCGTGGTGAGCGCGCTTTCTGTCGCTGTCGAAACGTCGTATATCTCCCCTCCCGCCGCCGCCAACATTACGTTGTCGTCAACCGCTTCATGGACGAACATTGCCCCTATAGACGATACAGAACCCACCGTTGAGTATTCCTCACGCGCCTTGCGGATTCTGCATTTCCCTTGCTCGGGAACCATGTTCCGGATCGAGCGCGCCTCTCGCGGATCAAGCGCGGATACGCTGTCGCGGGTGTTCATGCCCATAGACGGAGCCGGAATCGGGATAGACCGAGCGGCGGACGGTTTGTTCGTATCCCTCGCCGGTCGCCGTCTTGCGGTAGATCTGAGAGACATGTCAGAAGTCCGTTATCACTTCAGGGATATTCAGACGCCTCGGGTCACCTCGCCCTGGGGGCGTGACAGCCGCAGCAAGGTTGATTGACTCGCCTGGGACATTCTTTCCGTGCCGTGATTGGATCACCGCGTCATATTCCCCCTCTGCGTCGCCATATGGCAAGCCTTTCGCCTTGGTGAAATAATAACGCACGCCATTGATGAACAAATCATGGGGTAGCTTAGGAAGGTCGCCGTCCGCCGTCCACCCATCAGCTCGATCAGTCGTCCCGTCGCTCGCCGTGCAATAGATGTTCGACAGATACTCATAGCTTACGGAAAAGACAGACGCCGCCGCCGGTTCTATCTGGATCTTGTTGCCCTTCAGGCGCCAATAATAAGTGATGCCGGTTGCGTTAACCTGAGTGTTGGTGATCGCGGCCCAGTCCCGCCGAGCCGTATGACCGCGCATTTGCCGATAGAGCGTCGCGTCCCACATCGTGTCCGGCGCGATCCGGTCATAATCAGATTCAAGCGCATATGTTGACGTGTCTTCAACAGTCGTGATCGTCCCAGTCTTTGAAAGCTCCTGCCAATCGTAATCCCTGACAAGCTCTTCACCCACCTTCTTCGCGCACGCCAGGAGTTGAACCGCAACAGGGTCAGAGTTTCCAACAATGTAGGTAGGCTTGGCGATGCTAGATATTTCATCAAGAGCCCGGTCACAGATTTGCAGAAGGTTCAAAGCCATCTCTAGGCGCCCGTCTTCTTATTAAACCCGATGACGTTATCAGGATTCTTATTCGGCTTCGGCTTCGGCTTGCGCTTTGTCGGCTTGCGATCCGGCTGCTCGATCCCTGCGGCTGACAGCGCTGCACGCTCTTCATCAGACACAGCGGACTTCCTGACGCCCTGGAATGCGGCCCAAGCATCTGGAAACCGCTCGATCATGGAGATTGACTCCTGCTCGTAAGCCTCGTCAAAACGAATGACGTGCGTCGCAATGTCGGTCCCTTGAGATGATCCGGTTCCAGAAGGAACGCGAAGGTTGCGCATTTCAAGGACGACGGCAGGTTTCATAACGGTCTTGCGCGCTTCGCGAGAAGCAACGCCGTCAACTACCTCATGGTTGATGAACCTCCCAACAACATTTCGAGAGTCGCGGAACCTTACGCGGTGCGTGTCTTCGTCGATGAACTCTAATTCCGGCGCCGGGGAATATCCATAGAACCATCCATCTTCATATTCGTTCTTCATCTTACGGCCCTTCGTTCAACCTCAACAAGTACGGCGGCCGTTGATGCTACGGCCGCCGTACGGAATTACGATACTGCTGCGGAGAACGGCGTCGCCGGGTCGGACCCAGTCGGGCATTGAAGCTGACCGTACACCACCCACTTGTTTGCGATGGCGTCTTCAATGATAAGGGTGTCTCCGACCTGCCCCCCTGTGGTTGTGCCGTTCAAGGTGATGGTGTCGCTATCCGCCGCCGCCCCGTAAGCAGCCTGCGTCGCCACGTCGAGGTCGAGGATGTTAACCGATCCTTGGATGATATCTGAAGCATTCGCGGCTTGGATGATATGGTTATTCGTGTTAACGCCAGACACAACGAATTTGAAGCGAACGCCAGAGCCAGAGGACGCAGGAAGGGTTACGGTAGACGTTGCCGCAGTGTGATCAAGGACAATGGTCTTGTCACTGTGTGCAGCCTCGGTGAGCGCGAGGGTTGTCCCACCGACAGCGACGACACGAGCGGACACATCGCAAGCCCGAGTAATTTCAACCGCTGTTGCATCCGTCGCGGCGGCTGTTCCGTCTGTAGTCGTAAGGATCGATGCGGCTGCGCCAGGGTCTCTCAAAGTGATCGTCCGCGCGGCAGCCATCGCCCCAGCCACCAGAGACACGGTTGTATCGCCTGTCTGGTCAGTGCAAGTGATCGCCAGCTTCCCTTTGCTCCCTGTCGCCGGGAAGACATCGACAGAACCCGCCGTTCCGCTCGCGCCCGCATCAAAATCAGTAG